ACAGTTTGGGCTTCACTTCGAACGCAGCAGGATACTAATGGAAACTTTGTGCTTCCATTCGGTGGTCTTTCTACTCTCGGAATGTACCGAACTGACGTATTGGTGATGAATCCATTCGGTGGTCCTATTGTTCCTGCAGGTGTATTACTCGGCTTTCCGGTTTATACAAACCGATGGCTTCCGGTATACACAGGTGCGACAGTAAACGCCGGTGTTCCGTTTATTATCTTTGGTAATTGCCGTGCGTTCGCGTTCGGTGACAAGGGTGATATGCGAGTCTCACAGTTTGAGTCAGGTGCTTTCGGAGGTAAGGAAATCGCTCTCGCGGATCAGCGAGGTATTGTGTACAAGCATCGACATGCTTTGACACCAGTACTTTTGCAGGCATTCGTGGTTGCGTATACTTCACTTTCTTAAGGCTTGTGCTTTCCATCCGTCCTGTCGAAACAGGACGGAATGGAGTGCAGATAGCATTCCAATAACATCTAACGGATTCGTCCGTCTTAAGGAGCCGTAGACCTGTCAAGGTCCTCGCAAAGTCGATCCTTAAGAGCCTGACAAGGTATAAGATATTTAAATTACACACATGCGAAGTATTTATGACGGCGTAAAAATCGTGACAACTGTAACTCCAGGACTCATTACTGGATCTACAGTTGCAACAATTATCAACGGTACAACTGTTGATACAAAAGGTTTGAACAGCGGTATGATACACGCTTATGTTTCTGCTACTACAGGTAATGGAACTCTTGTATACACACTACAGGAATCACCAGACAACTCTACTTGGCAGAATGCTCTTGATAACACTGGTACCGTAATTGGTTTCACTCTTGTTACTTCAACAGCAGGCTTTGCAGCCGCATCAGCTCGTATCGAAGGACTCAACCTTAATCGTCAGCGCTATCTCCGAGGTGTTGCAAAGTACACAACTGGTTCGACAATCGTCGCAAGCACAGTGGCAACTATCGTGATGGGACGTGCTTACGAAGAGCCAGAGTTTGCAGGTTCAAGCAATGTTTCAAATACATAACCAGTTTATGTGTTTATTTTGGTACCGACATCAGTGTCGGTCCCAAAAATAAGCATGAAAATCTATGAATCAAGATAAATTACTTCCATATGCGTTAACAACCCTACAGAGAGTTAAAGATCGTATCTTTGACAACGCTTCGACCATAACTTTAAATGGAACGACGAATACTACGGTGCTTGTCACAGGTGTTACTATTCCTACAAATGGTACACCGCCAGGCCTTTCAGTCGGACAGGCTATCTATGGATCTGGTATACCATTCGGTACTACAATCGCTGCTATAGGGTCTAACAGTATCACCTTGAGCCAAGCTGCGACTGCAAGTGCTTCGAACGTTACACTGACCGTTTATAATCAACAGACGGCCTATGACAACGTATTGATCCGTATGATCAATGGCGTAACTCAATGGATGGAAAGGGAATGTGGTAATCGCTACTTTGTACAGCGACAAGTCATCAATGAAATATATTCGGCATATGGTGCTAAGCAACGATTCGTCACTGCTAAACAGATGCATATCAACTTCTTTACGAGTTATGGAGATATGACAGCTAATTCGAATGTGATCATAAATATTCCAAACACAGCTGGCTTTCAAGTAGGTATGGTCCTAGTTAACTGTCCATTGCTTCCTGCAGGTGTTTTTACGAAGATAACGGCCATCCTATCATCTACATCCATTCAGATATCACAGACGGCATCACAGACGCTCGCTGCTTCATTCTTTCAAGTAAGCGGTCTGATGTCGTTCCAATGGAGACCAGGGACACCAAGCTCACCTTCATGGATTGATTTCATCGTGGATCAGTTTGAACTCGTCGAAGACGGTAAGGCCGGTCTCATACGTCTATATGGTGTCATGCCACGTTTGTATAACAATAGCGTGCGTTTAAGTTATTGGGCTGGATATCTAGTCAATTGGGCTAATGCCGGTGATGGTGTGACTCATACGCTTCCGAGCGATCTAACATCAACATGTGAGAACATTGTCGTTCGTAATTTTAAGCGTCGAGATCTCGCCGGTAAGACTGCAGAAGCCCTCGATGGTGCGACAACAACTTGGGATAAGAATATCGATAGTATGGACCAAGACACTCTCGGTCACTATCGTATGATGCCAGGGCTATTTTAATTAGCTAATGATATATGCAATTCAATGTCGAGGTAAAAAATATGCAAGCCTTTAGAGATGCTCTGGCTAAATCTGCGCTTGTTACGACAGGTGTTTTGCAGCAGGCAATTCTTAACGTTGGGAGTATTTTAAAAACTAATACTGTACCGCCCAATGTCCCTTATAAAACAGGACAGCTCGTTGAGACATTCTTTGAGCACGTCGAGGGTCTGACAGTTGTATGGGGACCGACAGTTAACTACGCTGCAGCCGTTGAGTTTGGTACTAAGCCACACGTCATCCTACCAAAGAATAAAAAGGCCTTGTATTGGGCCGGAGCAAAACATCCAGTGAAAAGGATCAATCACCCTGGATCCGCGCCAAATCCGTACATGGAAAGAATCATCACAGCATCACAGCCAGAGATCGACGCTACCTTCGAAGAGGCATTACAGGCTATAATTAAACAAATAACACCATGACCACAGGACCAGCTAATTTAATTAAAGCGCAAATACTTGTCCAATTAAATGCACTCAAAGCTGCAGGCGTACTTGGCGCGATTATCGAACAAGATATAACCGCTAATGTGCTCACACTCGACTTCCCTGCATATCCCTGCGTTGTTCTAGGTTCTTCTTCAGTTGCGTCAGTATGGGAGTATCAGCAAGCGAATAAGCGAACATATCAGTTCGATCTCATGGTGGTCCAGTTAGTCGATAACATATCCGGTCAAAATACTGGCTCTGGTTACATCGAAGATCTTCGAGATGCAATATCGACACAGTTCGATAACAACTTTACTTTAGCTGGTACTGCACCATTAGGTGTAGCTGCAGTTTTTAGCCAAAAGTTTCAGACTGAGGAAAAGGGAAAAAAGTTTGTCACGTTCTATTTGACATTACGTGCGACTACTCTTGCAAACCTCACCTATTCGTCTTAAAATACACATATGAAAGGCGCTCCAAACAAAATGATAGACAATAGCGATGTGCAAGATTTTCATTTTGCCGGTGCAGGCGTTCGACCACCAGTAACTATCAAAGCTTCAACCTATCAAAAGGCTTTAGAGATATGGCATAAAATAGGTGAAGTTGAAGAGCCTAAAGAGATCCTTACAGGTGAATACGAAAAGGGCAGTCCAACTACATAAACAAACTCTCACACCTCTCACCCATCACTTATTATTTTAATTTTAAAATATTACGATGGTACAACTTACAAGAGGTATTGGAAAACAAATACAAGTCGGAATCAGCCGCGAGACAACTCGAGGTACAGCTTCTGCAGTAGCTACATTTTGGTTAGCTGCAGATGATTGGACACACGATGAGAAGTGGAAGAACGCACAAGACGTTCAGACATATGGTGTGATCGAAGCAGAACAGTCAGAGACTCGAGTTAAGCAATGGTCCGAAGGATCTCTTAAGGTTCCATTGTCAGCCTCATCAAGCGGTCTTCTTCTCCTTTCCCTTTTAGGAACCGATACCGTAATCACAAAGTCTGGTGAGTCTGCTGTCTATCAGCATCAGTTTACAGTTGCACAGAATATTCAGCATCCTTCTTTGACGTTGTTTATGCACGATCCTATTGCTACTCCATCTGGAGCTACTGCAGACTATGTATATCCTTTGACTGTAGTGCACAAAGTTGAGATCGATTATTCTCTTGGTAAATTTGTCGAGCTTACGGTGACACAGAAAGCACAATCTGGATCTTCGGTCGGTACAGCATTTGCTCCGGCACAGGTTGTTGAAACTCGATTCGTACCTCAGTATCTTACATTTAAGAGTGCCGCTAATATCGCTAGTCTTGGAGCTGCAAGTCCTATAAAATTGAAGAGTGCTAAAATTAGTTTCGACACAAACGAGACAGATGATGATGTTCTTGGATCAAAGGGCCCCCGAGATTTTCTTAACCAAGAATTTAAGGTTGAAGGTACAGTCGAAGCTATCTGGCAGAACGAGACCGACTTCAAAACGAATGCTCTTACAAATACTCCACAGGCAATGCGTTTCGATCTTATCAATACTGATGTCACGATCGGTAATAGTTCTAACCCAGAGCTTGTGTTCGATCTCGCAAAGGTATACTTCACCGAATTCTCAAAGCCAATAAAGCTTAAGGATGTCATGTATCAGACACTTAAGTTCAATGCTGCATATTCTCCGAGTGATGGGTGTATGGTCCGAGGAACGCTGACTAACACAATTGCCACTTATTAAGTGGGGATATGATGTGGATAACTGAACATATCTACTTCATTCCGATCATATTCTTAGTGCTTATTGTAGTGCTTGTCATATACAGTTGACCTCATTACACCTATAGTCTATAGTTATAGGCATGACAACAATAATAATCATTTTCGCTGGTATTATAGGTATGCTATTATTAATGGGGTTTATGGGTCTCGCTATCTTTTCTTTTAGACTAGGTAGGAAGATCGGTAAAGTCCTTATTAATTGGGTAAATAAAAAATAATTGTCACATGCCAAACACTAAAGAAATCACAACTTCAAGCGGTCAGATAGTTTTAATACGTTCGCTTCTTTCGTACAATGATCTTGAGGCAGCTCTTAAGATTGAGGATACATTTGAGAAGTCGAATAAAATTATCGAAGCTGCGGTTATCTCTATCGACGGTGTAACCGAGGACGCATATAAAAAAGTTCGCGCTCTTCCTATTGCCGACTATACAGCTATCACTAAAGAAGTTGGCGCAATAGTTACAGGAAATTTTCAGCCGGCGAAATAGGTTTGATTTGGCAGCGCTATTTCGCTTTTGGGACAATGGAATATCCAGACGTAATGACAATGGCGATTATTTGCAATAAGATGCACTGGACGTTTCAGGAATATCGACAAACTCCAATCTGGTTCATCAATCTACTCACAGGCCTCATGAATGAAGAAGAAAAAAGGCGTAATAAAAAATAGAGTATGAATGAAGATCTAAATATTGTCATATCCGCTATAGACGAAACAGAAGCCGCGTTCTCTGCGGTCAGTTCTTCTATGGATTCTCTTGGGCTGGCTTCTGAGGAAATGGCCGTCACATTTAATGAATCAGTTGCACAGTTGAATGAAGGTATGGCGATGATCGACGAAAGTGCCTCTGTGATGGCTACAGAGTTTGATACTGCAATAGCTGAGA